GCTTCCATGTTTGTTGAAAGAGGTGTTCTTTCAAAATGGACGAGACCACGAGGTGCATCTGTAAGGATGAAGAATGCATCTGTGTCTGTTAGAAAGTCGTTAACGGCATAACCGTCAGGCAACATTCCCATAGACCGAATAGCATTCGTGTCGTTGTCTGCTGTAGCTGTTCGAAGGTTTGAAGCCATTAAACGCTCTGCAACAAACTGTAGTTGTCGAGGTATAACAAGTTTTAAACCACGTAGTGCTACTGTAAGACCTCTTTCATCCGTAAACCCTGCAATGCTGATCAAGGCATCTTCAAGAGATGTCTCGTTTAAATCAGCACCTGTGCTTGGTTCATTAGCGAATGTTCCACCATTTGTAAGTGGGTGATCGGTTGCTAGAAGTGCTTTACCGTCTCCACCTGCAAAAGCTCCACCTGCAAAACCATTGTTTAGAATGGACGCAGCTTTTACTTGTTTAGTGTGGGCCATTGAACGAGCAAGTGCTTTCGTATAGCGAGCTCCAAGACGATCATAGAGATTGTCTTCAACAGCTTCTTCCGTAATGGAGAAAGCCAACGCTATAGTCTCGTGGTTATACCTTGCGGTGTAAGCCTCGTTTGCATCGTCAAAGTTTACCGCAGAACCTTCCGACTTAGTCGGAGCAGCACCAAAGCCACTTAACATTACTTCTTCTTCAAATGCTCGATCTGAAGATTCAGTTGTAAAGATTTCTGCGTGTTGATTTTCGTACCTGGAGTACTCCATGCCAAATAAGGCATTAAGACCAGGCTCTAGCTCTTTCGCTAGTTGCGCTCTTGATATAGCCATTGTCTAACTCCTTACACGCCGGTCGTAGAAACAGTGCCAGCTGCAATGGAACCAGTTGGTGCATTGAAGTGGTTGTTTATACGAACGATTAATGGAATACCAGCAGCAGTGAAATCAGAATTATCGGGATCATCTTGAACGCCCATAATTCTTAAAGCCAAAGTGTTGGTGGTTGCGATAGTATCTAAATCCGCTGTTGCAGAAGACATACCAGAGGTTGTAGAACCACTGTTACCTGTTGCAAGCGCGATGTTTGCAAATACTGCTGCACGGATTTCTGCTTCAGTGTTTGCCGCAGCAACAACATTAGATGTTGCAATCGTAAACAACTGATTTGGATCATCATACAAGAAAGCTTTGACGGGGAAGTCAGAATCCGCACCAGAACCTGGCCATTGATTTGACCGTATAATTTCACCTGTGGTCGAAGAAACGTACTCACAACCATTGAAAATACCAACAATAGAAACGTTACCACCAGCCGCAGCTTGTAGATCGTCAATAACGCCAGCAGCTAACGGAATAACCGCCATGCCGTGGAAAATAGGGTTTGAGTTGTCAGATGCAATACGATACTCTGTCATACCATTAGACGAAGGCGAAGCGCCCTGTCTTGATATTGGTCGGAGGCCATAAGATGAGTCTGTATTTGCCATTTATTTTTCTCCAGTAGGGTGGTGGGTTAGCCTTTTTTAGGTCCACCAAAGGTTACTCTTTGTTGACGTTCAGGTTTATTGATCGTCATTGTTGAATGTGCATTCTCGCGCATCATATCATGGTCCACAGCTTCCATCTGGTCGTGGTTTTTCTTAGCGAAATAATTCGACCTTTCGACAACTGTTTCTAATGGCATTCTTGCAAGAATTAGTCCGCCTAAACCAAACACACCTGAATATTTTCCTGATTCCATTACTGGTGCTTCAAAATCTGGGTATTCGTCTTTTCTGACTAATTCCCATCCTTCTCGAAGCTTTGCGCTGATGTTCTTAGTGTCGTCAAATCCGCGCGTTTCCGCTCTTATCCAACGATGCTTGTACCCATCAGGTGCAGGTGGTGCGTCCAACATGGACGGTGGAGACCACGGCTTACGCACTGCCGTTTTTTCCCGTGTGTTAGCTGCGCGAGAAGTGCGATTAATAGAATTTTCCAACTTTTCGTTTTCATTACTCATATTCTCAATCCTTCACGTATTTTGCGTATTCTTCTAACGGCACACCCAATTTTTTCGCTATTGCGACTTGGCTAGGGGTGAGTCTAACCTTTTTCCCACTACTGCGCCCAGATGAGTTTCTTGAAACAGAAGCAACGCTCTGAGCGGGACGTCTCTTCTTATTACCAAGCTTGTGCGGAAACTCTTTTGCAACTCGCCTGTCTAATTCACTATAGTAGTCATTTGTCTGCGGGTCAAACCCTTCTTCTTCAACAAGTCTTTTATGTATCCCAAATGCAGCATAAGTCATTGCCTCGTCTTGGCCAAACCACTCATTACTTTCGGCCCAATCTTCTGCTTTTGGATCCGGTCTACGCGGTTGTTGTTGCGGCATAGGTTGTTGAACTTGCTGTTGTTGCTGGGCCGTAGCTTGTTGTCTATAACGGTCTTGCTGCATTTTTGCTTGAGAAGCTCGGTCACTTTCAATAGCCAAAGAAGTCATGTTTCTCTGTATCTTTACAGCTTCTGCGGTGTCCCCTAACTCCATAGCACGGGTTAAATCTTTTTCGGCAGTTTCCATTTGACTTGTAACACGAGTGGAATACTCATTTACATAGCTGGTGTCTAAACTATCCATTCTTTGTTTTACAGCTTGAGACTCTGCTTGTACTTTTTTAGCAAAGTTAAGAGCTTCACTTTCACGCCGCTCTGCTTCCCGCATCTTCTTTGTTAGACGGTCAATTCGTTTTTGAGTTGCTGTGTCACTTTTTTCAAACTGATCTTCAGTAACTTCTACTTCAAGTTTTCCTGATTCTTTTGGAGCCGCTTCTAACTCTACTTCAACATCTTCTGTTTCTTCAAGTTCAAGCTCTATTTGGTCTTTTTCTTCTTCCATGATCTTCCTCTAAAAATGTAATACGTCTTCGGGACTTGAGATTTTTGCTAATATTTCATCATCATTTAAAATGCGGACTTCTCCGCCATCTATTTGAAAACGAGAACCAGCATAACGTGCAAACATAACCCAATCTTTTTCTTGGCACCAAGGCCCTGAAGGAAATTTAGTTGGATCTCCGTAGGCTAAAGAACCTACTTTAAGCACGTATCCTACCTGAGTGGATACTTTTTGTTCCTCTATAACTTTATCGGGTAATAAAATACCACCGTCGGTTTTGCCTTGACCTCGATAAGGTAAGATCAAAATCCGCCATCCAGTTGGGGTAGGCAATCTTTCTAAAAGGGAAGTTCCTATTGTTTCCGGCCGTAGAACCGGTTTTTCTTGGTACGCAGAGGCTAGATCTTCAACACCTTTTTTTGCGGCTTCCAAGTCTACTTGGTTTTCTTCACTCAATTGAGCGCTCCTGTTTTTCTAGCAGGCTTTTTAGTTCCTGTTCCACATGATTTAGGGAATTTAACATTCCCATAAGCTCACGATAATGCTCCATGCTCTTGATTTGATTATGAATTAACGCCTCAAAAACAACTTCTCGTTTGTCTCTTATAATACGATATACAGATTCTGCAAGATAAATCTCATCCATTCGCATAGTCCCCCATAAAGTCTAACATATTACTATCTTATCTTAGCATATCTTATACAAAGAAGACTAGACCTAAATTAAATTTAATGCTTGCTCCTTTGTTTCATCGTTTCTTCTTAACCAACCACGGCCAAATGTATCAAACGTACTGAGAGATCTGTAAAACCCTTCACGCATGTAATGTAGTTGATCTATAATATCAGCAGGCTCGACAGAAGATACGGCTTGTAACGTCATTGGTCCTATACCGCCATCTTGCTCAACGCCTACAATACGTTGTAAGGCTTTTGCTGCTCGGCTTGTTCCAGAGTTTACACCCCAATCAAATACAGCCCAGTCAACACCCGAAGGTAAATCATCTGCCCGAACGCGATCCCAGTAGTTTTCTTTGTAGATGGGATAAACGTCGTCGTGCGTAAGACCTTCCATCTCACCGTCCATAACTTGTCGCCCTGCGTACTGCTCGTAAACGGCACGAGTTACGCCAAGATTAGTCTCGCCTCCGGGGTCGTTAGGGTGGTTTACATAGCCGCCTTCATGTTCCAGAAGACGCGCCATGCATTCTTCAAAGTTAGCTTTCATTTTTTATTGTTCCTCATTTTAGCGAACTGACGTGATCCAAACCAAAATGATATTACGCTTGTAAAAAGTAAGTTCGTATCGTCACTCCAAATTTCACGCATCGCTGTATGAAATTCTAACCCTTGTTTAAGCGAGTACATTAAACCAGATATTTTAACAGTAAGGAAAAGAGCCACAAGTAAATAAGTTACCACGGGTCGTACCGATCCAGATAAAGCTGCCGCAAACCCTGACTTAGAATTTGCCGCGGCCATTGCTTTATATATACCTTCGGACTCTGCAATGTCTGCTTTTGCATCCAACTCGTCTAATTTTAAGGAAGATAGTTGTGCCGCGTACTTTCCTTTTGCTTCAAGCATTTTTAATTCTTGAGCGTCGGCTTGTTTCTGTGTAAAAATTTGAATAATACTAGGGATTACAGAAGTTCCAAACCCCAGTGCTGCACCTAATAATGATAACATTTTATTTTCCTACCATTTTTTGAGCTTTCTTATGAGAAGCAGTAAAAGTTTCTCCGCTTTTCATAAGTTTTCGCATCATTGTCATATGTTTGCTAGAGTGGTGATCAGAATGTTTTTTTAAAGTATCCTTTTGTCTTTTTGTGAGTTCTCTCATTTCGTCCTCTTATTTTAATTTTGTTTTAGATAAAGCTGTAGCACCCATAAAACCAACAACAACTCCAAGCTGTGCTACTATAAATGTATTTAAAAAACCTGAAGCAGTAGCAACGCGGTCTATAGCCACAATTGGCGTTAGTAAAACAATGACTGCGGAGATAGTTACAATCATAGCCATCCAAGCCATGATGCGCTGTGTGTCAGCTAACTTGTCTTCGTTCTCAAGTCGAACCCACCGCTCATGGCGATCAAGTTCCTCATCAGTAATAACTCCGTCGCCATCGGCATCTGCCATTGCATACTTACTGTTTTCTTGTAATTTCTTTGTCATCATGCCGTCCGTTTCTTTGCTGTCTTAGCTGCTTTCTTAAAAGCGTTAGCGCTAGGCGCGCCTTTAGAGCCCACTTTACGCATTTTTTCTCCAGACCCTCCGGCAATTCGATCTCTTTTTTTATGAATGTTTGCATAAAGACCTGTAGCTCCACCGCCTCTAAATTTTTTTACAGGTTTTTTCTTAGTGGGTTTTTTACCATAATTCATTTTGTTAATCTCCTATAAATTAAATAACTTTAGCTGCATCTAATATTATCAACACTGTTATTATACTCATAATAATAGCCATATCATAAAACCCTTAATTTGACAACGGATTGTCAAGAGCCTCTTGCAAACGCTCGTTTAATTTGTTTTCAAGCTTTGTCATATCGTCTTCTATTCTATTCTCTACTTCCCGCATTGTATCACGAACATCCTTCTCTGTCTCCCTATTTAGAGTTTCAACTTCTCGTATGGCAGATGTCACGTCTTTTTGTACCTCGTTCATTTGATTAAGAACATCTTCCAAGACAGAGTCTATAGAGGATTGTGTGGTCTTTATACGTTCTGAAGATGTTTCAATCTTTTTTTCTAACTTATCAATGTAGCCCTCTAACTTCAGCAAATCATCTCGTAGGTTGTTTTTAATATCTCTCGTGTAAACGATAGCATCATTAAGTTTGCTGATTGTTAGTTCATTGCTTGCTTTGATTTCATCTATGTCTATCTCCTGCACCACTTCTCGCAAATCAAGATAGTCAAAATAAAATTCATAGCCTACATAAGCTGACCCAGCCAATGTACTTAAAATTGTAACTGCAACTCCTATTTTACCAAAGCCCGAAAACTTTACGCCACCTACCTCCATGTCCGCCATAATCTTCTCCTTACTCGAATGCCAGCTCTCGTAACTTATTTATTTCCTGTTGCAACTTCATTACTTCTAATTGTTTCTTCTGCAACTCTAATTCATAAAGCCTGTTACAATTTATTCTAGACTTAGCTCTTTTGCCTAATGGTATCGTAATTTTAGAGTAAATGCCAATATCTCCAGTCCTTCCACTGTTTTCTGCTGTACCGCCTTGAATAATACTTGTAAGGCCAAACTCTATATTGGTGGCAGATCCAATGGCATTACTGCAATCCAAATCTCCTGATCTAAATGAATCTGATTGGTAGCTTGTACCAGAGTTGGGCAGAGATAGGCTTAATGAGTTTGATGT